GTCCGCATCCAGAATGCACACCAGGGAAACTTCCGGCAAATCCAGCCCTTCCCTGAGCAGGTTAATGCCTACCAGAACATCTATCTTCCTGGCTCTCAAAGCACGCAAAATTTCCACGCGCTCAATCGCATCCACATCCGCGTGAATATAGGACACCTTCAACCCTACCCCTCTCAGGTACTCCGTCAAATCTTCCGACGTCTTCTTGGTCAGCGTCGTAACCAGCACGCGTTCATTTTTGGCGACGCGTTCATTGCACATGGCAATCGTCTCGTCAATCTGCCCTTTCAACGGGCGGATGGTAATCTTCGGCTCCAGCAGCCCGGTAGGCCGGATAATCTGCTCTACAATCAGGGGAGTGGAACGCCTGGTAGGGTCAAATTTTTCCACCGGTTCCGTGGATGGGCTGGGAGTGACGCGAATGTCTTTGGGGGAGGTAAACAGGATTCCTTTGAACCCTTCCGGAGCCTTCTCTCCGGATCTGGCGGCACGGCGCACGGGAATATACGTCTTATTATCCGCACGGCAATTCACCAGTTCAAACGGCCCCGGAGTAGCGGAAGCATACACTATCTGGTTCTGCCTTTCCATAAACTCATGGAATTTCAAAGGCCTGTTATCCAGGGCGCTGGGCAGACGGAAACCATGCTCCACCAGAATATTTTTTCGGCTCCGGCCCCCCTCGTACATGCCGCCCAGCTGCGGCACCGCCACATGACTTTCATCAATCAGGGTCAATGAATCCTTGGGAAAGAAATCCAGCAGGGTGGACGGCGCGCTTCCGGGCAGGCGGCCGGACAAATGGCGGGAATAATTCTCAATCCCCTTGCAGAAACCCAGCTCTTCTATCAGCTCCAAATCATAATCCGTGCGCAATTTCAGCCGCTGCGCTTCCAGAAGGCGCCCATGCTTCTCAAACCAGCCTATGCGGTCCTCCAGCTCCTCCCGGGCCTTCTCCTGCCCCCGGACCAGTTCCTTCAGCGTGGGTCCCATCCCCTTGATGACCCCCGCCTCCCTCTGGGCAGGCACCGCCACAAAGGACCACTCATAGGCGTCCTTCGCCCCCTCCAGATTGCCGCAGCACAGCCGCCCATCATAACGCTCACCCTGGATATGGCCGTTTTTGCAGAGGAATTCGCCGCTACGCCAGTCAAACTTCTGCGCCTCCCCGCAGATAGAGCAGGTACACGACTGCACCGCGCAGCTTACTGATACCTCCTTCAGAATGCCGCCCTCAATGGCGTCAATCAGGGCGGCGTTCTGCTCATTTCTGACCATGTACGCGCTGCCCATCAGGGCAGTCAAAGGGCCGCCAAGGCTGTTTTTCTCCCTGGTTTCCACCGTCTCTGTGCGGTAAATCCGGGCGATCTGCTTTTCTGCGCTCCACCGGTGGTCCATGAGACAGGGCTTTCCCTGGAACAGGGGAGCCAGCTCCTTCAGGGTCTGCTCGGTAAACCGCTCCCCATCCCGGTCTACCTCGTTGTCGCACAGCCTGACCGTAAAGCAGTAGACCTCCTCCGGCGTCAGTTCCTTCCTGCTGTACTGGTTGATCAGGGCAATATCCGCTTCCGGGTCTGCCCGCTGGATCTGTGCCGTCTTTGTTTTATTCAAAATCGATCCCCTCTTTCAGTCCCAGGTTGGTATGAGGTCGCCGCAGCCCGCCTTAATGTGCGCGTCCAAAACGTCAACCGCTTCAGGAGCCGGAATGTATTCGTCTGGTTTTGTAATCAACTCCCGGAGCTGAGAAATCGTCCTATTCGGGTAGTCAGAATGTATGATAACGAGAAAGTTTCTGGTTGCTATTGTAGACTGCGCGACAGGTCTTTTTCTGGTGGGAACATAAAATTCGGCGCCCAGTTTTTTGCGGTATCTACGCATCTCCGGTTCCTTCCTGTCCGCTGTCTGTCTGACTTACTCCATGTCCCATCAGCACCCCCGGCTTATCCTGGACGGTGTACCGCAGGGTGGCCAGGTCCTGGCTGATCATCGGCTCCGCCCCGATCCCGTCCGGGTAGGGCGGTAGGTGGCGGCCAAACCGGATCTCATCCGGCGTTTTCCAGGCGGACCGCACCGCCTTGTAGTCCACCTCCGCCTGGGTGGCGGCGTCCGCCCGCAAAATGGCCTCCATGTCAAACTTGAAGTGATACCCCTGCTTCCTCTGAACTTTGGTCAGCAGCTTCCGGTCCAGCTCCTGCTCATAGGCGGTCACGATGGGGAGCATGGTCAGCATCAGAAACTCCAGCATCTGCTGCTCCTGGGAGCTAAACGACGTGTCCGAGTAATCCCCCAGCAGGTGGGGCGGGATGTTGTACACCATGGCCACGGTAGAGCGGGTAATCTTCTCTACCTCAAAAAGCCGGCTGTCTACCGGAGAGAGATTGAGGCTTTTCGCTTTGACGCCGGATTCCAGCAAAAGAATGTTGCTGGAGGTTTCCTTATAAACAGTTGTAAAGTCCTCAATCATCTCTTTTATCTGTTCCTGTCCCAAATTGTCTGGCGCCTCCAGCACCACCGAGGCATTGATCCCCTTATCGAGCTGCTTGACGCTGAACGCCTGGATCTTCTCGCAGTAGTCCAGTGTGTCATACAGCACAGAGACCGGGTTCACGCCAGAATAGCCGTTTGCCGACAGGAACGGGATATGCAGGATATAAAAGCCGTGGATATAGAATGTAACGCCCTCCTCCGGCACGATCCGATACCACAGCTCCCCGCTGTCTGTGTCAAGTACCGGCGTCACCCGGCCAGGGTCCAATAAGTCCAGGCGCACCAGCCGCCCCCGTCCATCAAAGATCTTCATGGCGTAGCCATTGCCGGAGGTATCCCGGCAAGCCTCCAGTGACTTGAAAAACTGACAGCTTGTCATATTGGGATTGGGGGAGAAGCTGATAAGGTCGTTCAGGTCATCATAGACCGGCGCGGCCCCCTGGTAGAGCTGGACGGGCATGGCGGACAAGGCGTTGGAGACCCGGGAGACGGCGGAAAACAACAGCTCGCTGTTGCGCATGGTGTAGTCCCACCGCAGCCAGTGTGGGAGGCGGCTGTCTCGGATCGTCGGCTTGGACGGCACTCGTCCACCTGGCAGCGCGGCCTTGATAACGCGGTTTCTCCGCCACTGTTTGAGATAAGTCCATAGTCCCATTTTGGATCTCCTCTAGCCCAGGTTAATCACCGTTGTCAGCTTCTTGTCCGGCGGAATCAGGCGTGGATTTTTCCGCAGCCATTCCGTGTGTGCGTCCAGCAGGGCCGCGAATCCGTCAATCTTGCGGTGCTTGTTCTGCTTGGTGGGCAGATAGGTGGCGTTTGGGCCGCGCTTGGTCAGCTTCACATTGCCCAGATACCAGCTAAAGAGCCGGTTGTTGTTGTGGATGATGTTCCCATCCAAAAACCGCTCCTTCAGGTGGTCCAGCGGGGCGGTCAGGGTAAGCTCTCCCTGCGCAACCTCATTCATCACAAACCCATGTTTTTGCATCAGCTGAACCAATAAAAAAGCTTTCGCCCGGTCGTACCCGATAGAGTCAATCCGGTATTTCTCCCGCTGTTCCATAAACCATTGAAAAACAAGATTGTAGTCCACATATTCTTCCAAATCCACATATTCTCCCGGTACAATCGTCAGCCAGCCATGCGCGATCAGGCTCTCCCAGTCCAGCTTCTCCCGGTCCTCTTTCCTCTTTTTCTCCGGGACCCAGGAGTGCTCCAGAAGGAAAAAATCGTTGTCCGGCAGCGGAAATTCCAGGCAGGCGGAGGTGAAGTCCTCCGTCTCCGCCAGTTCAACCCCGCCGTAGCACCGCGCCTCCCGCAGGGTCTCAAGGTCGATGGTCCGGTTGTTCTTCAGGATGGTCTTGGGGTCCAGGAAGGACAGCTCGTCCACCTGGGTAAAGACGTTGAGCTGCTTGTTGATGAAATTGCTCAGCTCCGCCGGGATGGTTTTGACCCGCTCCCACTCGTCCAGCAGATCCTCCTTGTCCAACAGGATCCCCAGGGAGGGATTTGCTTTCCCCCAGCAGGCGGGGTCCTCCGGCTGGTCCTCCTCGTCAATCTCGTCGATGTAGACGAAAATACGGTCTGCCGCCCGCTGGGCGATGGCGCCGGAGCTGTCCAAAATGTTCCCGCCCAGAATGTAGTAATCCATGAGCGGCCCGTCAATGACGGTTCCCAGGGTGGTGATGTAGAGAATCAGGGGCTGCTTTCTCTTCTTGGTTTTGCCCTTGATGACGTTGATCAGCTTGTAATCCCGGTACTCTTGGATCTCATCGAATACGCCCATGTGGACGTTCCGCCCGTCCAGGTTCTTGCTGTCCGAGGCCAGGGGCTGGAACTTGCTGTTGGTCCCATCGTAGAACATCCCCTGCTTTGTCACCCGGATATGCTTGGACAGCAGGGGGCTGGCCGTCACCTGAGCGGAGCACTCGTTGAAGATGATCCGCGCCTGCTCTCTGGAGTTGGCCAGACAGTAGACCTCCGCCCCTCGCTCCCCGTCCTTGGTCAGGGCATAGGCCGCGTTCCCGGCGATCATGGTGGACTTGCCATTGCCCTGGCCCACAATGACAATCCCCTCCCGGAACCGGCGGTAGCCTGTCTTTCGGGACACCCAGCCGTATAGATTGGCCTCTACAAAGTGCTGCCAGGGCAGCAGCTCCATCCGGTCATAGGCCCCCTTGGTGGGGACCAAAAACCGCTCAATGAACTCAATAGGCCGGTACGCTTTTTGCAAATCAAAAGCCCAGGGATAGTCCGGGTCCACTTCTGACCGCTCCAGTTCATCCAGAAACCGCCGACAGGCTTGAATGCGCCGTTTACCGGACACGATGGAACCGGACACGACATCTGCCGCATACTGATAGGCTTTGCTGGCACATACCTCTGCGGGGACGGAAGTTTTAGAAGGTGTCAAAGCTATCGCCGCCCTGCTGGTCTTTCGGCTCCTCCTTGGGGGTCAGGTCGGTGAGCTGCTTGATAATTTTCTGATAGTTCGCGTTCATGGTGTTGTACAGGTCTGCCGCAGGCCGCTTGCGCTGGTACGGCTCCTGATCGCCCTGGGAGAACCACTCGGTAAACCCGTTTTGGTTCAGGT